CATACTGTCGAGGAGTTTGATGACAAACTTATGGATCCGTTTCTTGTTTCCTACCGATGTACCTGCGGACGTTTCGGCCACAAGGGGGAGAGTTTGGAGATTGCTGTTGTATCCAAGTCCAATTCTGTATTTCGTGGCTGCTGTCTGGAGGGTGACATTTCCGGAGGAATTGACGGTCTGGTCCGGTTGTACGGCAGCATCTCCGAGGATGGAAACGGTTTCTCCAGCAAGGTGCGATAGGCCAGTAACGGCAGTAGTGGCAGAGGTTTGGTCCGTTGGCTCTTCCAGACCACTATCGACAAAATGAGCATTTGTTGGAAGAATTTCAGAACCGACAAAATATCTTTCCAGAAACTCGACATATCGGACCTCATTGCACTTCCTCAAAGTAGTGACACTGACATTGGTGGTGGAACCAGAAACCGTTACAGCACTTCCTCCAGATGACTCAGAAAGTTGGAAAGTATTAGTAGTTGAACCGACCACATAATAAAGAGTATCTGCAGTGAATCCGGTGATTGTAGTAGAATCAAAAACAACGATGTTCCCGTTTGATAACCCGTGTGAAGTCTTAGTAAAAGTATCGGTGGATTGATTAAAAGTACATGAAGACAAAGCTGCATCCCGTCTGTGACGTTTTACACACATCCAGAGTTGATCATGGGTGCTTCTTGCAATGACGGACAAGGATTCGACTTTGGCATGGTTCCCATAGGTAGAGTCGTAATGGACTCCGGCTATCGTGTGTAAATGCCATGCTCTCATCTGAAGAAGATCTACATACGTGATTGCTGCCAACTTTCCATCGGTTCTTCTGCACCAGAGCACAGAATACGGCTGATCCTGGTACGAGGTTTCCACAATCCCAGACTCTGTCAGGGACTCTGCTCGTAGAGACAGATCGGCTGCTGCATACTGGTCTTGCAATTTGTCGAACGCTAATTCTCTTAACTTTCTGCCGTTGACCTGGACATAAAGAAGGTTGTTACCAATCTTGGCTGGAAGCGAGGTTCCGTCTGTGGCCCAGGCTGAAACTTTGGTAATGCTGAAGTTAAAGGGAGTCAACGTCACATCGTCTTCTGCACCGAAGATCTGGAAGATCCCACCAGAAGTTCCAACAGTCAGTCTCCGGTCTTCGTTGAGCCACTCGATTAAATCGACAGTGTCAGAAGAGATCGTCAAGGAGATCGCATTGTCCTCAAAAATTTGCTCCCCAATGATCGTCTTTCCAGCAGAATCGGTTCTGCCTGTCGATTGCCCAAGGGGTTCGGATGCTGCAAAATTATTGAAGTCAGCAGTCTTAGAAAAGTAAACCGTCTGAGGTTCTGACGAGGTTCCGCCAAAGACGAGACGTTGCTGGTAGATCTGAACACTTCGGGGGTATCCGGTAGTTGAAGAGAAGCTACCGAGTTGCCATTCCGTTGTGGCCCCAGGTGTTGCTAGAGCACCTTTGGTCCTTGCTAAGATTGTGGTAGTTGGACTGCTACTGTCGAGTTCTAGGATCTGGGCATATCCCCATTTTATCTGAGGCGCAACTTGAGTGTTCAACCGAATCAAACGTCCTACATCTGAACTCTGGAAACCAAGATCCAGATTGATTCCGGTTGTATTGGAAGCCACGATCTTGATATAGGCATCTTTGCCAACAATGTCCTGAAAGAACGTTAGATCTGTGGTTGGCGCATTGGTGATGTTTGCTGGAGTTCCGCCAGCAGAAGTTGCTAGTTTAAAGGTGTTTTGCGTTGCCTGGACAATGAAGTAATCGGTTCCTGCGGTTACTCCGGCTATCGAGGTTCCTCCAGTAAACCGGACCTTCTGGCCATTGACAAACGGGTGGTTATCGCTAGTAAATGATTCTGTAGCAATATCAACTGAGGATGCTGTGACCGTAATGACCTGTTCTGCTTCCAAAGTTGAATTTGTGAACGATGTCGTCCAGTTTGCTGTATTTGCTAATGAAATCGTCAGTGTCGTATCTTCGGTATTGACCGGAAAGTACGGACCATCTTTAAAAACAATATCTGTCAGTGTCCAATTGGTAACGTCTAGACGTTTGAGTTCTCTGGGAGGATGTGTCGGATGGACGAGGAAGAGTACATCTGCAGACTGAGTAAAACTAATATCGTCTAACTGAGCAGTCGTATAAGTGGTGGTGACTTCGTAGGGAGAACCACTGGATTCCACGATCCCATCGTTTGCATAGAATCGGATTTTGTTGTTGGAAAACTCTAAGACCACCGAAGTCCCCTGACCCCGGTTGAACGGGATCAAACGGACCTGGGCATTGGAAGGAGTGCTACTGCCAAAGAACGTCCCTGGCCTCCGAGTTACAGAGCCTTGGGGCAGAACTACCATGTTTTCCAGTAGTGCTAATGAGGATTTGTAACTCTCCAACTCGACCATTCCCTGCATCCGAGGACTGATCATCCCATCAGCAAAGGAAGACTGAAGTGCTTGAATCCTCAACTAGACCTCACTAGAAAACTTGGCTCTTCGATACGTAGAACCGACTAGACGGGCATTGATATAATCATCAGCAATAAATTCACCGGGAAGTGACGTTTCCTGAGAATCTACACCACGGGCCTCAGACAAGATCTGCAGATATTTCGCAAGCATTCGGTCACGGAGATCTGCTCGTCCTGTTAGGTTTTCCGCTATCTCAGATGCTAACTTCATGGCTACTGCATGAGTCAATAGAGAATCAAAGTCGGTAGGATCCGTTACTTTCTTGATGTACTTAAGCTTCATGCTTGTACTATCTGTTACCAGAAACCGTCCTTCAACTTCGTACTTCTCATAGTTGTTCTCGACATCAAGCACCCGAAGGCAATCAGCAGGTAGAGCGTAGCGTTTGGCATAACCCCAGGCTGGAGCAGTAACGTCTGCAGAAAGTTCTACCCTAGTGACTGCACAGTTCCACGGATGAGTCCGGAGGACCGAGTCTCTTGAGTCTTCATAGCGAAGATTGACAACCCGTGCCCTCTCGTTCTCTTCTGTCAAAGCCGCAATCTTGGTTTCACCGATGTTGGTGAGCGCAATGTTGCAGATTTGAACTACTGAACTCATCAGTCAGCTATGTAAACGATGTAACCGACTAGATCATCACCATCGGCAAGCGCGACATCCTGACACGTTGCCCGAATGACTACGCCACCTTGTGATTGGAAAACATAGCTTCCCCCTGTGGCCTTGATCCCGGCTAGCGCACCTTCCATGTTGAAATAGCCAGCAGTGTCCACATTGAGACCATCGATCAGCCCATTTGGATCGGCAGCAACAGCATCACCGTTCCCATCCGTATGAGCATCCCAACCAAGGTCTAGTGTCGCTGAAGACGTAGTCCAGTTAACATACATTCGAGAAAGACCCAACAGAACACGAATCCGTCCTGCTGGAAGTTTCCCAAGGGCAACCGAAGACGTTGCGTCTCCGGCACCGCTTTGATCGTGAGTGAAGAACATCACTCGGAGTCTACCTTGCATTTCGGTAGACTGATTATTTACTACGGGATCTGCCGTGGCATTGGTGTGTTCCGTAGATTTTTGAGTAGTAACAGCCATTTAGTCTCCTTATGGTGATTCGTCACATTCGATTTGAACAACCTTGTCCTCTTCCATTCTAGTTGCTCCAATTGACATTGCAGCATAGACCTGAGTGGCAT